GCCTTATTTATGTTCATGTTGTCTTCTATTATACCAAACATTTATAGAGTTTTCCCAATTATTGAGATGCTCTACCTTCACCCTTTGGATTACGTCCAGCAGTAGTTGCTGATCCATCAGATTGGTTGTTTGTCCTTTCTGCATCTCTAGAACGATTACCATTTGCTCTTGAGTCTGCTGCCTGCCTTGGACTAAGTTCAAGTGGATCATCTCCATGCTCTGCTTGAGGTAGATCGAGAATTTCACGAGCCTCATTAGGTAGCATAATCTGATTCTTAACATATCTCTCAAGGATTTGAGACTGTGCAATCTCATCTGTAAGGGTAAGTTCGTTAAATTTAAACTGAAGAATATCTGTTTTTTCTTTAATAATTTTTGATATGATTTTTTCAAGATCCTGTTGTGCTGGGCGGGATACTTGCTCTTTAAAAGTTCTATCCTGGGCGAGGGCTGCCGCAATTGCGCCTGAATCAGACCCTCCAAGTTTAGAAATTGGAACCTGATGGGCAATCAAAATATCATCACGATTTTGCTTACGGTATTCTTTAAATGATCCATCTTGAATACCATTTTCAATTGGCTTCATCTCAAACTCAACCTTAGAGTGATCATTGTCTCCTGGAAGTGGAATATACAAAGTTCTATGAGATTGAGACTTTAGGCCAGTCTGTAAAAATCTAAACATCTTATCTTCAGCATCAGCAGATAGTTTGGCACCCTTAAGAGTAATTACATATCTTGGAACTGCCTTATTTTCAAAATAGTCAATATTATACTGAGAGGCAAGTTGATCACCAATAAGAGATGGAAGGGCTGCAATAATATCTGGCACTCCATAGTAAGTGTTTAGTGGTGAATAATCTTTAAAGTGAATAATCTCATTTGGGCGATTATCTGCAGTTAATGGATTTCTGTTTGTTGCTCCAAAATTACGGAAGTAAACAACCTTTGGCCCAATGATTTGAACATAGCCATCACGGATTCGTCGCACACGCATCGTTGTAGATGGTATGTGTCCAATATATCCAATTTCTCCAGTTACTGTTCGGCCAACTTCCATGTATCCATTACCAGTTGCTTGAAGATCTGTATAAATTTTTTCCATTGTTCGTGTAAAACTATCATCATCATTTAAGGATTCTAGCCAATCACGAATTTCTAGTTTTGCTCTTTCAATACGATTACGTGCACGACTTGTCGCACCTTTATCAGTATTATTTTCAAGACTCATCATTGTTCGATCTGTTACATCAAAACGATATCCAAGACCTACAACATTTTCTACCTTTGCATCAATTGCAGCATGATTAGCAAAAGATGTATCATAAAAATTAGCAAGTTCGTACAAGTTGTATGGTGGAGTAATTACATCAAATAGACCGTAACCATTACGATAGACCAAGCCTGGGTTAATTGCCTTAGAGCCAGAATCTTTAAGACCTTTTGGATCAGCATTGGCTGAACTTAAATATGAATCACTAAGTAGGTCAATGTTTGCATTAGTTGCCAGATATCCTTCTTGTGTTATTGCTTTATTTACTTGTCTTGTAATGCGACGCTTAAAATTATCTTCAAGTCCCGCAAGATTTTTTAATTCATCCCAAGACTTAATGAATGGATCACTATTTTTAAATTGGCTCTCAGGCTTTTCTGTTGTTCCAAGTCTTGCCTCTATGTAGTCGCTGTTACTCATCAAATGACTCTCTGCCTGCTTTGTTTAATGTTTGTTGTGCTGCATGCCATGCACCTAGATCGTTCATTGATGGAATAAGCCCTGCTTTCATACGATCCATTTGCTCTGTATGCTCTTCATCTGAAATACGAGTTAGGCCTGGAACAAAAACCGCTTCCCCATCTCCATCATCTCCAAAGTGTTTTGCTGCTGCCTTAAGTTCTGCAATTTTTGCTACGTCATTACGCATAGACTCAATATTGAGCACATTGCCTTCTCCGTCAGTAAACCATTTTCCAGTTGCTTTTTTATATACGTATAGTCCCCAGTTATACTTCTTTTCAATTACCTGTCTACGCACATTTCTGACAATGGGCTGACCAGTTTCGGGGTTTATTAAGGAATCCATAACCACCAGTATACCATATTAGATAGGTGTAACTATAAAACTAGACCACTCTAAGTCTTGATATATCCTAATTTTATCTGGAAGAAACGTCATTCCGTCCCCATCATCAACGATTATCTTGTTGGTTCCAATATATGTTTTATAAACATCTGATGGGTTGACACCATAAAGGCTGGAAGATGACAGTACCAGCATTCCTCCCCAACTAAAATTTTCATCCCAATACTGCCAATAAAGATCTGTCCCATCGTCATCCTTTACGTCTGCCCAAGGCCTTGTAAGTTGCTTTTGTATTTGCTGCAGACTATTTGCTTGATAATAAGATATATTATTAAATACTCCTGGACCATTAAGATTAATGCCACCAATAAAGTTATTAAAATCTAATGTATTGGCAAACCCTATTCCAAGAACAGACCATTCTTTGGTAGTTAATACTGGCTCTCTAACAATATTTCCATTTACATAATATGACAGACCATTAAATAATTCTCCTGTATTTTCATCAATAGCATAAACCCTTGCTCTTTTACCAGCACTGTCTATGGCCATAGTATAAAATTTTATTAAATTACCCTTATATTTTATTTCAAAGAACTGTGTTGGAGTAATTGTAAAGTTGTCAAGATCATATCTATACCACAGTTGTACTGCGCTTACTTGGTAGGCATCTGCTAGTTGCTTATTAATTGGAATGTTTATTCCTCGATCAACAGTTGAACTAAACTCTCCACGAACTTCAATTCCAGAATCCCTGGTCATATATAGATAAGGTGTACTTCCTTTATAAATACTAAATGGATTTTTAGACTTATAGTCGTAATATATTCCCGATTTTTTATAAGGAAACATGTCTATTCCAAATCTAGTTCCCACTGGATTAAAAGAATTGTTATTGAGTGCTTGAGATGTAAAACTTAACCTTCTTAAAGATATTGGCTTTGTCAATGTATTTCTTGAGGTAAACTCTAGATGAAAAACAATTCCTAACTTATTAAAATCAACTGTCTTTATTGGATAAATTATTGTTCCATCTACAACTTCAAATTTTGTATTTTGCCACTGAGGATATTCAGCAATGTCGACAACTCTGCCTTCTTTTGCTTTCTCTGTTGTTGTGAAATAACTTGGAAGTGCATTTGCTCCTTCTTGAATATATTGAAAAGTTATATAACTTTTAATTTCAGAGTCTGCTGTATCATATTCATAGTATTTATTTGATTTTTGTGCTAGATCTTCATAATCATTAAATCCAGAATATAGGAAATTATCTAGTTCTGAGTATGGTCTTTGTATTGGACTTAGATATTCACTATAAAGGTTTGCATATGTCCAATCCTCAGTTACCGACTCTTTTTCTAATAGTTTTGATGGTGCTGGATAACCAATGTTAAATTGTAAAAAGTCTAAATCGTAGTATTCATTTCCAACATCATTTTTTACATATTGTGCAAAATAAGAAAGTGGTAGGTAATCTTCCCAGTAAGAGGAAACACCAATATCTAATAAAAATTTACCATACGCTATTGTTGGCAAAAGTGTATAACTTGCAGTATGTGCTAGAAGTTCTGCTGCATCTTGTATTTTGACAATACCGTTTATATTAAAGTGATCTTCAATAGTTACTAAGTTTAAACTAGAGCAAACTCCAACTGAGTAAATTTTTCCAAAAAATGTATTGCTTGCTGTTTCATCGCCACCAACATACATTTTTAAACCATTTAAATTTCCAAAAAATGCAGCAACATTTCCACCAAAAGTATTATTTAGGTCTTCAAATTTTATGCCAACAGAAATCAATGTGTTTATTGAAAAATTGGGAGTTGAATAAATTGCTTCTTCTATTCCATTAAACTTTAAAGAATAATCTATTTTTGCACCATTTTTTTTAACTGTAAAAAAGTTACCTGTACGACTATTATATATTTTAAACAGTGTTTGAACTGAAGTATTTTCTGATGCTTTAAAGATACCATATAGTGCATGAACCTGATCATTTAAAATATCAAATCTTGGAAAATTTATATATGCTCCTTGATTAGCCCAGGAATCATTGGGCTTTAATGTTATAAACTTATTTTCCTCAGACTGAATAGCAAGGTTGTCATCATATAGACTTTGAAGTGTTTTTGAGTTGGTAAAGATTTCTGGTAAAGAATAAATTGGTAACTCCAGCGAGTTTTGATTTGTTACTAGATTGTCAAAAGTTCCTTGTTGCCATTCTGCAAAATCTGGATAAGAGTAGTTTGCTGTATAGTCTGCAAATGGGTAATCAATAAATGCAGAAGATCCTCCATAGGAAGAGTTAATTCCTTCTGGAGAAAGAACTCCTTGTCCATAAACCCATCTTCTTTTTGCAACTGTAATTGGTACTTGATAATGATATATTGCAACACAGTCGATCTCAATTGGTGTAACATTTTCTGTAGAATAAAAGCCAAGCCAATCTTGAGACTTGCCATTTTCATTTAAAACAGATGGCAGAATTAGGTCCTTTGTACTAAAACTTATACTAATAACTTGCTCACCATTTAATAAAACTGTTGCAGAATTTTTTAACACTCTAATATCAATTAGCATTGGTCTATACCATTCTCCAACAAAATGAGATCTAAAGGTATTTCCAATTTTTAATGTTAAGAATCCGCTTTCGACATATAGCCCATCTGTAGATGAAATAGGTCCAAATATTCTTGAAGGGGTAGCAGAATCAGAATTAATTCTTGCCCAAAACTCTACAGTGTAATCTTTATATCTACCTGCTTCATTTAAAAATCCTTGTCCTGGAATAATTAATGATGGCAAGTTATTTTGGTTGGGCCTTAGTTTTGTAACACCAGACGCTCCATAAACTAATGGAATTGTTGTGTTTCTTGCAACTAAACTATTTTTATTTACTAGGTAATATCCAGATCTATCAGATAGACCATATGCTTTTGCCTCTAAGCCATGTGTTTGTGTTAAGGCTATGCTTGAAGGAATAAGTTGGCTGCTAACGCCTAAAGATGTTGCGTTAAATTCTTCAGACCATTGGCCAGCGGTAATTCCATTAAATAAAATTTGATAATCACTTGAAGAAGCACCACCTGTCAATGTGCTAAATTTAATAAATATTCTAAAATTTGCATTTTCATCAGGAACATCAAAAGTAGCAGATATCAAAGACCAGTTTGCATATACTGGATTTAAGAATGTCTCAAACTTTCTAACAAGTTGCGAAGAAGTTGTATCTGTATATTCTATGCCTATTGAAATTGAATCAACATACACACTATTTAGATAAAAGTATGTGCCTACAGAAATAGTTCCAAGGTCTACGTCTAGATCACTAAAATTTTTAAGGTCTGGACTCCATGCAATTACTTCTTCTCCATCAATCGTTGGAACATTTGCAGAAATAGATGATGTATAACTATCTTGAAAAGGTGCATCTGATGGTGTTGATACTAGAGTTGCTGCTCCACCAGTCTCATTCCAAAGTAATGATATATTTCTTTGTGCTTCTGTTATTAAACTTACATAGTCAGCCTGATCATCGAGTGCCCACAAAACCAGTGGGTGTTCTGAGAAAATCTTCTCTGCATATAAATTTGACGGGTTAGACATAATTCTCCTATACCCTTATTATAGCAGGCTAGAGACTAGTAAAACTTAATCTCACAAGCATCAGTTGAACAATATGATTCACCTTCAGCCTCAAGATTTTCTACACCATCATAGATAGCAGACCAATCAATCTTACCAATCTTACCTACATATGAGTTGTATTCTTCTCTTGATATTTCTGTATAAGGCTGCTGAGGATAAGTTTTATTGCCCATTGGAAGGAATGAAACTGCCTTCAACTGTCCTTCATACATATTTAGTGCTGGAGCAACAAACTTTTTTTCCTCTTCTTTGTCAAATGACAGAGTTACAGAAACACCGTTATCTGACCAGTACTTCTGAGCAGTTGCTGCTAGACCAATCTTCTCAAATAGGCTGACTTGCTTCTCTGCACGTTTGTGTCCAGATGCTACTGGGAAATATACTACTGATGTATTTGCTGATACAAGATCTGCTTCAATTTTATACCCCGCTGCTTTAAACAAATGAAGCATTGGATCAGTATTTCCAAAACGAATAGCACGAAGATAGAACTCTCCACCAGGACCCCAGTGAACTCCAGGGGTTGCACCAGAAAGAAGTGAAACAGATCCTGATGGCTTAACTGTTGTTACACGAACTGATTCACGAACGCATAGCCATTCTGAATATTGGTGATCGTAATGACGAATCTTGTTGTATCCTTCGTCCATCCATTCACGAGTTGTTGGAAGACCAAATGTATCTGCAAATGATGCAATACCTGTAAGAGATGTTCCAATACGACGGTTTCTTTGCATAATACCATTTGTCTGCTGCCAATGTGTAGGCATAAGAGTTACAGTCTTTCCATAAAGATAGGCAAACTTCAACGTCTTGAGAAAATCCTCCTTGGATTCATGACGATTAAGGTGCACCTCTACAAGTGTACATAATTCGTAACTTTCCAATGGCTGTTCCGCACAAGGGTTGAATCCCATAATACGAGTGTCCTTATAATCAGGAGCATCTGCAAGACGGCCATAGTCACGAGCAACATCAAGCCAGATAAAACCTGGTTCTCCATTGTCTGCAATTAAATCTACATAGTCTTCATATTTTGTTCCAACTGTTGCTGAAATAGAATTATTGCTCATCCATGCCCAACCTGGTTTTTCTGGATCATAGGAGTTGCGCTCTGGAAATACTTCTGGATTTTTAAGATTAATAAAACCATCATCTTCTGGTGTGCCAAGTGCAAGGGTAGCAGAACGACGAACATTTCCAGAAACAACGCATGTGCCAATAAGATTTACGATATCCACAATTGCACGACTATCAAGGACTTCTCCTGCTCTAGAGCCGATTACATTACGAATACGTGTATGGAGATCAATAAGTGGTGCTGGACCGCTTGCAACGCCTCCAAAGCCCTTAATAGGGGCACCTAGAGGACGGATAAGGTCATATGTAAACTCCTGAATAGGCTGGTTTGCACGAAGAAATGAATTAATAAGTAATCTAACAGACTCAACCCATCCTTCACGAGTATCTGGGATTTCATAAATAGATGCTGGCTCTGTTGGAGCATAAATAGACATTTGCTTGTCTTGTCCAAGGGTATCAAACCCTACACCAATACCTAACATTAATGCATCCATAACCCAAGCAAAAAGAGCGCCTGGATCATTGCGATCAATGTCACGAGTAGATACCATTGCACAGTTTTGAAGGGATGCTGAGTTACGCTTCTCCATAGTCATAGGAGTTCCAAATGCCCATAGACCACGACCTGGTGGAGTCCACTTTAATTCAAACATTCTTTGAAATGCTTCCTGAGCAGACTTCTGAGCCTTGTTATCATTCCATGGTAGACGGTTATCTTTAGCGTGGTTTTTTTGTACTGAGTACATACCTTCAATTACACGGCGACATACTTCGTGCCAGCGTTCTTTTGTTCCGTCTTCTTTAACACGAGAATATGTGCGAATAAATGTTACCTCTCCCAACGAGTTAGATCCTGCATCTGAGAATCCAAATGGTGCTGGAATGGTTTGATACTTATTTACAAATTCTTCTGATAGACGAAAAGAGAATACGCTTTCTGACATTTATTGTGTACCTTTCAAAGTAAAATTAGATAAGTACTTCGTAATTTGCGAAGTAGTACCTAAGTATAACATACTTTAAAAAGAAAAACACGCTCAATAAGAGCGTGTAAATCTTTACTTTAAGGTTAGTGCTTTGTTTTTTAGATAGCACCCATAAGCATAAGTGTTAGTTCGTCTTTTACACTTCCTGGACCACCAGCAACGGTCATATCAATATCTCCTGATACGGTTACTGTTCCAGTTAGTGTTGGTGCTGTTAATGTTAGTCCCGCAATTGTTGTAACGGTTGCACCTGAAGCAATTGATGTTGAACCAATTGTAGGGGCAGAATATCCTGCAAGTGTTGCCCAAGAAGTTGAAGTTCCATTTGTAGTAAGGTACTTACCTGAATTGCCAGACTGTGATGCAACTAGATCAGTTCCATCGTACTTTAGTGTCTTTCCTGAAGCAAGATTAATATGCTCTGATGAAGTCCAAGCGTCTGTAGAGTCTACCCAATTAAAAGTTTTATCTGTTAGACCTTTTAGTGTTATACCACCACCATCTGCAGTTGTATCAGAAGGGGTAGCCACATCACCAAGGACAACGTTCTTGTCTTCTACCACTAGGTTAGTTGAGTTAATATTTGTTGTTGTTCCATTTACGGTTAAGTTACCTGAAAGTGTTAAGTCTGTTCCAGATACCGCTCCAGTGAAGGTTGCTCCAGATAAGGCTGCTACGTTTTCTGCTAAAGCAAGAGTTCCTGTGCCATCTGGCAGTGTAATTGTTCTATCTGCAGTTGGTTCACCAGCCTGTAAAGTTGTTTCAAAATCATCTGCTGTTGTACCTTCAAAAATAATATTGTGTGGTGCAGGAAGATAAATACCATGTATTGTTGGTGTTTGTCCAGTTGCAGTGATTGTTGGTCCGTTAATTGTTGGAGTAGTTAAAGTCTTATTTGTAAGTGTTTCTGTTTTTGAAGCAGTTGATTTATCATCTAATTGTGTCTGAATTGCAGAAGTAACACCATTTAGGTATCCAATTTCTGTATCTGAAACATCTGCAACACGAGCCTGAATTGCTGTTGTATCTACTGCAATAGTTAGAGTGTTTGCTGCATCGTTATAAGTCTTTGTGATACCTGTACCCGCAGTTAGTGCAGAGTCAATTGCATCTTGTGAAAGTTCTGAAATATCAGATGTTAGGGCCACTGTGCCTGTTGCATCTGGGAAAGTGATAGTGCGATCTGCTGTAGGATCTGTTACAGCAAGTGTAGTCTCAAATGCATTTGCAGTTGCACCCTCAAATGTAATGCTTGAGCCAAAAGCAGGGTTTACTGTTGAACTAGCATCAATAAAGTAGTCAAGGTTTACCCAGTGATTTGTTCCATCACCAATTTTAAATTTATTTGTGTCGGTCTCGTATCCAATTTCACCTGCGTTGAGGATTGGGCCATTACCAGAGTTTGTTGAAACCCATTGAGCAGCAGTACCTCTGCGCTGTTGCATTCTTGTTGCCATTTATACTCTCCTCTTTCGTGGTGTCTTATAGTATTATATCAGATAATTAACTGAAATTATCTAGTGGGCTTCCGCCATCGTAACTGTTATTCCAATAGTCTGAATCATAGAATCCTGCAATTTCAGTTGATGTAAAAATTGAATCATAAAATCCTGCATCTTGGAATACTGAAACAATAAGTCCAGTTCCGTCAATGGCAGTATCGTGGATGTGTTGTCTAAGATCAGCGGTATCTGAAAATGTTGCAATCATAATCCAGTCAGCAGCATCGGTAGAATATACAGATAGATGGCGTGATACTGTATCAAACCATAACTGTCCATTTACTGGTGTTGAGGGTGCCGTTGATGCTGGTGCAGCAATTGCTCCCTTGCTATCTACATACAACTTTGTTGTTGCATGTGTGTTTTCGGTAGGAGTAGCAACTGTAACAGTTCCTCCAAAAGTACCGCCCTGAGTTACATCTAACCCGTGCTTTACCTTAAAATCTTTATTTACAGTTGCCACTTCTAGCCTCTTTTCCTAATTATGCTTCAATATAGGTCTTGCTTACCTTAACAGATGTATCTGCTGCTGCTGCGGTAACTTGAAGGAGAACATTGCCACCTGAGTAGACAGCATTTGTTGTTCCTAGTTCACCGTTGCTTTGTACATTAGCATACTCTGTTAGATAAACATTGTTGTCACCATCAATGGCAACAAGTACTTCAATTACCTCAATGTTGCCAGACTTCTTTAACTGAACTACATACTTAGCAGCAGAATATGTTGTTGCTGAGAATGTATCAACTGTTGTTGCTGAAGTTCCAGCAGTTGCTAGAGCAGAACCAACAAGGGCATCTGGTAGGGCAATGCTTGTTGCTGCTGCTGCACCAAGTGTTGGTGTAACAAAAGTTGGGCTAGTAGTAAATGCTACTGTTCCAGATCCTGCTTCATCGGTAAGTGCTGCTGCAAGGTTTGCAGAAGATGGTGTTGCAAGGAATGTGGCTACGCCAGTTCCAAGACCAGAAACATCATTTGCAATTCGTACTGTAAGTGTATTGCTTGCACCATCAATTGTCTTGTTTGTAAGAGTCTGTGTTGCTGCTGTTACTAGTGTACCGTTTAGGTAATAATCTTTGCCAGAAGCAAGATTAAGGTGTTCAGATGAGGTCCATGCATCAGTTGCATCTACCCATGAGAAAGTCTTGTCTGTAGCACCCTTGAGTGTAAGACCACCACCGTCAGCGCCTGCATCTGTTGGAGATGCTACTGAACCAAGTGTGAGGTTCTTATCATCAATTGTAATTTCTGTTGAGTTAATTGTAGTTGTTGTACCATTAACTGTTAGATCCCCTGAAAGAACCAAAGATGTACCAGTTGCAGCACCAATATTTGGTGTTACAAGTGTTGGGGTATCAGCAAAAACAAGTCCGCCAGTACCAGTCTCATCAGAGATTACTGAACGAAGTTCTGCTGAAGTAGTTGCTGCAAAAGCATCCAACTTGTTTGCTGTAAGAGCAACAGTACCTGTAGCATTTGGCAAAGTGATTGTTTGATCTGATGTAGGGTTTGTTACTGTAAGAGTTGTTTCGTGAGCATCTGCTGATGAACCTTCAAATACAATGCTTGAATCTGAAAGTGCAAGTCCTGAAACTACTGGGCTTGTAAGTGTCTTATTTGTAAGTGTCTGTGTATTTGTTGTACCAACTACCGCACCAGTTGCACCGTGTGCTTCTGTTGCACCTGTGTGAGTTGTAAGGTCTGAGCCAGTAGCCTTAGCATCTAACTGAGTCTGTATTGCTGATGTTACACCATCTACATAGTTAAGTTCTGTAGTTGAAAGTGTTGCGCCATCAAGAATGTTAAGTTCTGTTGATGATGCAGACATAACAACATCTTCATTAATCTTTGGTGATGTTAATGTCTTGTTTGTGAGTGTCTGTGTATTAGTTGTTCCAACTACTGCACCTGTTGCGCCATGGGCTTCTGTAAGGTTTGCATGTGTTGTAACATCTGAAGTAAGTGCTACTGTACCAGTTGCATCTGGAAGTGTGATTGTGCGGTCTGCTGTTGGGTCTGTTACTGCAAGAGTTGTTTCAAAAGAATTTGCTGTAGCGCCTTCAAACTCAATGCTTGAACCAAACACGCCAACTGCTGCTGGTGCTGACCACTCAACGCCGTATGTTGCGCTTGAGTTTGCTGTAAGTACTTGACCGTTTGTACCAATGCCTAAACGAGCAACTGCATCGTCTGCACTACCAACAATCAAATCACCTTTAGCGTCAACGACACCTGCTGTGATAATATTCTTTCCATTAACGGTTGCAGTTGTACCTTCAACTACTAATCCCGCTTTTACTCTAAAATCTTTTGTTACTGTTGCCATCTTTATATCTCCTTAGTTATGCCTTTAAACCAATACGCAAATAGCGCAAGGTTATCGGGGTTTGCCCACCCACTGGAACTACAGTTAGTGAAACTGTATCTCCTGCTCTAGACACGGAGATGGTGCCAATATTCCCATCATTGTCTACTGTTCCATATTCGCTAACATTTACATCTGTATTGTCAGGAACAATGGTTAATTCTGTGGCCCAGTATTTATTTGCGCCGCCAGAAGTCTTTTTAATTGAGACCATGTATTTTACTGATCTCCACTCACTTGCTAAAAAGTTATCAAAAATTGTTGAATTCTCAATGCCGTTAATTGTAACTTCATTGTTACCATCTGAACCAAGATCTGTAGATCTTGCAGAGGTGCTGTCAATCAAATCTTCATAGTTTGTTTGACTTGGACGGTCTCCAGTCTGAAAAAGAGACTTGATGCTTGCGATTGATAATTTAGCCATGCTTGAATTATATCACATATTTTAAAGTATATAGTTAGAGAAACCAATAACCTGTAATGGAATTGCTGGTACATTACCAATAGATGTTGGCACCTGTATGGCTGTAAACCTTATTCTAAATGGAAGAATTGAGTTTATATTTACTCCCCGATTTGGCTGAGTAATTTCTACATTTGGAAAAGAAACTCTTTCAATGTCTTTTGTAAAAACTGGGGCATTGTTATTTATAACAACTGTTGCCATTAGTTTGTAACATCCTCAAGGAGAGTAATCTTCCCTTGAGCAACTGTCCAAACAAGAGTGTTCTGTGGAAGACGTAATTCAATATCAAAAATATCATTTGTTCTTAATTGTGCAGTTTGTGCTGCAGTAAGGTTAACCTTAAATTCACCATCAGCGTCTTCTAGGTCTTGTGTTGGGGTAATTGAAAAAACTAAAGTTGCAACATCTGTAATTATCTGAGGCTCAACGGGGGTAGTAGGTCTTTTAAACTCCACCTCAATATCCCAGTCATCAATAGTTAAAGGCTGTTTAGCATCATCTGTTAGGTAAACTTTAAAAGAGGCTGTGTCGCCCTTTACGATTGTCCAATTAACGAATGGTGGCTTTTCTCCAATATCATATGTAGATGCTCCCTGACCTCTATAAGTTGCCATTATGCTAAACCTGCTTTCAGTGATCCCCAAGTGCCATTTCCTTTTGGCTGCCCAACTAGAAGTATCCCAGTTGAAGAATTTTTCTTTGCAACTACTGCTACTGCTCCAGATCCTGCTGTTGGCTGGGTAGCAGTAAGTCCTCCAGTAGTTCCAACATATAAAATATTTCCAACATTATAAGAATTTGTATTTACTCCAGAAAAAACTCCAGAGATAACAATAACGCCATCGTTTGTATTTGCAATTGCTGCTTGTGCTAAACCAACTACTGGAAATGTTGCAATATCTGTAGAAACGCTTTTTGCAACTGTAGGCTTGGATGTTCCAAAACCAGAAATATAAACTGGATCCCCTTTGGCAATTGCTGATCCACTAGTATTTGTAACTTCTAGGGTTTGATAAGGCAAACCAATTGTTGGTAATATTAATTCTAATTGTTCGGCTAATGACTGAATGTCCTCGTGTACATTAACCTGATCGGAAAGTACTGGGTATGGTAAATCATATATAGGTGTTATTCCTGTAGCCATAGTATTTCTATTATACCACTTTCAATTATAACAAATAGATAACAAAAACTTAAAAATATCAAAAAGTTGCTTTTTGGGGCAAAAACATGTTATACTTGGTAGTAACACCAGACAACTGGTGCTTTTGTTTCTAGGAGGTTTATTTTATGAGAAGAGACAAGATGGCTTGGATTGGAATCCTATCTTTAGTTGGATTGCTTGCACCTATAAGTAATTCTGCTAATGCTGTAACAAATACAACTGAAAATAATTTATTGAGTAATAAGTCCTTAACTACCCCTGCCGACCCTAAGTCGGCTTTTTTGGTTTCTAAGCCAAATAAAAAGGTAATTTTAGCAAAGTATACAAATGCTGTATCTTTAAGTGACTATGACTTAGTTCAAATGTTAAAGGCTGTAGGCTTTACTGGAAAGGGTCTGAAGACTGCTTGGGCTGTAGCAAAAGCAGAATCAAACGGAAGACCTTTTGCATTTAATGGAAATGCTAAGACTGGAGACAGTTCTTACGGGGTATTCCAAATAAATATGATCGGTGATCTAGGACCTGATCGTAGAGATAAGTTTAACCTAGATGCTAATGCTGAACTATTTAGTCCCGTGAAAAATGCACAAATTGTATTTCATATGACTCAGGGTGGAACAAATTGGAAGTCTTGGAAGCATGCCAAGCCTGCACAATACCAAAAATGGTTAAAGAAGTTCCCTAACCAATATAATTAAATAATATAAAAAATCCCCCCTTGGCTATATGCCTTGGGGGGTATTTTTTTATAAATTAAAACCTTAGAACGTAGACAACTCCATTGCCACCAGTGCCGCCACCGCCACCGCCGACACCAGAAATTTGCTGACCACCTGAGCCACCACCTGCGCCGATGCCGCCGCCACCACCTGGGGTTCCAGAAATACCGTTACCTGGCTGATAAACCTGAGCATCTTGTCCACCGCCGCCGCCAGATGCTGCTGTAACTCCTGTAATTGTGTAAACTGCAGCAGGACGAGTTCCACCAGTTCTACCGTTTGGGCCACCACCAGACTGATTATAGAATCCACCTGTTGATGATCCACTACCTGATCCTGATCCACCGCCACCAGTTGCTGTTATTCCAGCAAATACTGAAGATCCTCCTGATAGTGTTGCTGTTCCACCATTACCAACAGTTACAGGCATAGAACCAGTTAGCGCTACAAGTTTTTCTCCAATACCTGCGGCATTACCTGCTGTTCCTCCTTGTGGAGAACCTCCGCCACCGCCACCGATGACAACTGCATAAGCAAGACCAGATGCACTTGTGCCTGTGTATGTTCCAGTTGCGCTAATTGTATCAAGTGTTCCTGAAGCAGAACTTGTTAAAATATTTGCAACACGATCAATTGAAACAGCAATATTTGATCCTGTATTTGTCCACAAGATACACTTATCTACTGTCTGTGCAAGGTTTACAGTAACTGTTCCAGATGATGTTACTGCGCCAGCAATTCTTGTTCCATCATTTGAATAGAACTCAATTGTTGTGATTGTGCTAGAAACATTGGAAATCGTATAGACTCCAGGTGTCAAAGTAATGTTAGGCGTTTGAACAGTATTAGCACTTGGAACAGTTAGTCTGTTGTTAGTAAATACTGTTGCTGTTGTTGGTGTAGGAAATACATTAACGCCCATTACGAAATCTCCACTCCGCTGATGTGAAAGTCTACAGTGATTGCAGAAGCAAACGCCTTAATAGTCTTTGTTGTTGCTAAAACTTGCTTTAGGTCAATATATACTGTTGAGTTTGCTGGAACTGAAGAATCTTTTTGCAGTTCAATGTCATCTAGCAAGATAGTAAAAGTAGCAGCAGATGCTGCGTTATTACATACAGCGATATTTGTAATTACTGTAGTTGTTGAAGACGGCACCGTGTATAGTGTCGCACTTGATGTTGCTGCTGCTTGTCTAGCAAGAGCCTTGGTTAATGTAGCCATTAGTTACTACCTCCTAAGTAGATTGTGTTATTATTATACACCATATTTTATAGCAGTGCGCCCATAATTGTTAGAATTTCAACTTCTTCAAGTAACACTGTTGTTGCTATGTCAATTCCATTTGCCTGAACTGTACCAACACCTTTTGAAACAAGGTTTAGCGATACATCTGTGTCCCCACCTTGTACTGCAATAGAGGGGTTTCCTCCAGTTGCAGCGTTTGAAATTTTAATTTCATTTACCGCTGAGGTTACGGTATCCATGACAAGCAGTTCATTTCCATTGGCATCTGCAATAAAGCCAAGGTCTGCAAATTTTGGAGCAGTTAAAGTCTTGTTAGACAAAGTATTTGTACTTGTAGCAGTTACTTCTGGAGTAACCCACTCAAGTCCGCTAGTGGTTGCAGAATTTGCTGTAAGAACTCTTCCGTTTGAACCTACGCTTAAAACAGCCAATGTATCATTTGCTGAAGCAGATAAAAGATCGCCTTTTGCATTAAAACTAGTGGCCTGAATTGGAGTTGTTCCAGACAATGCTGTTATCTGAGATTGCAAGTTATTTATTGTATATGCAACTGAGGGATTAATAAGGTTTGCAGCATTTGTTTCTGCTGTATCAAAAGTATATGATCCGTAGTGATAGACTCTGAGGGCAGCCTGAATATCCGCCTGATCTGAAAGACTTGGTATTTTAGTAGGTACTAAAGTTCCTATTGATTCTGCTGCCATTTATTCACCTCATCAAAAATTATACCACAATATCACAAGACTATTGATATAAATAGATGTATGGTTACCTCTCCAGTCAAATTTGACCAAGTTCCATTAACCGACTTAACGGCATTAAAATTAACAACAAGATTGGTCCCCGATCCCGTAAGAGTTGGAATCTCTATGGATGATGCTATGGGGTTTGTGCTAACAATACTATATTGAACTGCAAAATTATTTGCTGTTAGGGGTGTTCCAGAAACTGTAACAATATTTGAGATTGGTATAGTTATGCTTGCCTCGCCACTAGTAAAAGTTGCAGAATGGCGCTTTGAATATAGAGTTGGATTTACTTTTAAAACCTCAATCCAAACATTTCCTCCAGGCTCAGAAACATACTGATATAGATATCCATAGTTTGCTCCTGGAGATGTATTAATATACAAATCATTTAATCTAATTGTTTGTCCAATTTCCACAGAATTTGGATCTCCTACACCAATAAATATCTGGCTTCCACGATCACCTTGTGGACCAATGTCAACTAAGACTTCAACAATTTCTGGTGGGCCAAGAACTGTAATATCATCATTACTCAATAGAACATCAGGCATTAAGCGGCACCAGTAATGTCATCTGTTACAGAAATCGTACCAGTCAAAAGAGTATAGATTTGAGTTCCATTATCAATTTGAACATCATAAACATATGAACCTTGAGCAAGCAATCTTCCACCTGTTGGTGTAATGGTACACGTTACTAGATCGTTTGCAGTATCAACTACAGCAGTAATTCCCTGTGCAGTAGAATATCTTGTAGCCCCTGAACCTCTTGCTGTTGCAATTGTAAAAATAGAACTATATCCTGTTAGTTCAAAAGAAGATCCGTCATTTGCATTTTTTGGACGGGCAACAAATTGAGCAGTGTCACCACGGTAATAACTAAAATTATAAGTACTTGGAAATGTCATCAATATCCTCCTGATCCATTATACCACTAAGAGACTGATATATACATGCCCTTTAGTATAATGGTACTTTCATTATCTGCTCTTGCCTGAATGACTGCACCTTCTGATCTAATTTTTGACAAGTCAACATATAGGGTTTGACTAACAGACATTTCATATGGATACTTATATTTAAGCATTCCTAGGTATCCAGTTGGAGATTCCACCTTTGGTATATATGTTCTAATCCATGCTTCTGTACTGTTTGTATCAGTAGTAAGGGCTATGTCATACCTAATGTCAACTCTAGCACCCACCTTTAATTGCTTAAAATTAATTCTCTGAGTAACTGAATTCCAAAGAGATACTGATCCTTCTGGAAGAAATTTCAAAATATTACTATCCATATCGTCATCCATTAAAATATTTACCCAACCATCATCTCCTCTTTCAGGACCTAGCAAGATTGGTTTTTTATTTTTATTCTGATAATATGCCCATCCTGGATATTGACCTGAAGGACTCTCATATCCTTCTCCCCCGCCTCTGCCAGGATCTCCTTTAGGTCCTTGTGGCCCAGGAATGCCATCTTTACCATCTTTGCCTGGAATACCTCTTTCGCCCCTTGGTCCTTCTGGTCCTGGTGGTCCTGCTGGACCTACTTCGCCTCGTTCACCCTGAATTCCTGGAACAGCAATATATTCAGTATTACTTAGTTCTTCACTTTTAGTTGACTTAATTGCTTCCGCATATTTTGTCTTTGGAGCATCCATATTTTTTGATATGGCCACGACTTATCTCTTTACTTTAAAAACAGTGCCATTAATCTTTATAATTGGCGGGAGTTTTGTATTTGTATCTTTAATTTTAATTATCATTTAAGATACTCCTCCCAAAGTATTTCTTGTAGTTGATGGGGACACGTCTCCAAGAACGCAGATTGTTCCAATTACTGGAGTCCATGTAATTGTTGAGGTACCGTCTGGAACTATTGCTTGAAGGTCAAAAGATAGTTCTGCAACTACAGACTTATATTTAGTTCCCCAGTTTTCAGTAACTGAAGCGGGAGCACTGACAGTAATAACAGAACCGTCTACAACAACATCTAATTCATCTAGAACGTCTGTAGTAGGATCATAGGCTGTGGCTGCAAAAGCCCAACCAACAGTATCAAATTCTGTAACTTCATCATTTTCAAGAAATGAAATTGTAAATGAAGCATAGTCTCCACGAACGACAGTCCATTGAATATTTGCTGGGGTTGCCCCAAATCGTTCTACTGTAGGTGAGCACATATCATTGATTATACCATAAAATAAGGCTAGACACCCAAGCGCAGTGGGGTGGGGGTAGCAACTTGGGTGCTAGCATTAAGATTATATCTTATTATTTAATTAAAACCAGGTTATTAATGATTTGTATAACAAAAAGTTACAATATTAAATTGTTACAAAAGAGTTATAAATGGTTATATACCTTATGTCCGTTTTATCCTAATAGTCCAGGGTATTGATAGTGTATACTTAAAATATATAAAGAAAAGAATATACTGTATAAAAGTTTTTAAGATATTAAGTATATATTATATATAGAAGAATTACTTAGAGTGATCTTTAATATGTTCAATCAAAAGATCAAACATCTTGTCAGTTTTTTCTTCTAATCTGGTAACAGAGTCTTTTAGCGATGATCCAGAATTCGGTTTAAGTTCGCTGAGATAATGTTTTACAAGCCATTTAATTCCAAAAGCAATTGAAGATACAATTGTAAGTATTGCGACGATTAGTGAAGCCCAGTCTTGTACGGTCATAAGAAGTATTATATCATTATTTAAGATAACAGTCTTAAAATTCGGCGGGATACAAAGCGAGCCGAAAATAGAGGTTATCAAACCCTCCTATAGACAATCTATGGGACACACTCCCAATAGTGTCTAAGAATGGCTCATATGCTCCATATAGGCTATAATGGTTTGTATGGATGAAGTTACTATTGGAGATTGGCTCAAACCTTCTACCCCCAGAGCCAGCAAAGATGTTATAGATAATCGTATGGCAATATGCACCAATTGTGAATTCTTTAAAAAGAATGGTGCCAGATGTAAGAAGTGTAATTGCTTTATGAAGTTAAAGACTGATCTATTAGATGCTCGTTGTCCTATTGGGAAATGGTGATTTTAGCCAGCAACCAGGAGATGGTTGTATCCCCTCGAAATTTTAACTATAACAAACCGTTATAAATATAAAACCTTAGTTTTCTGGTTTGTGAGCATCTGAGGTTTGGCAAGCACATCCATTACAGCATGTATCGCTAAATATCTGTGTCAGGTTTGTATGCTCATACTGGAATTCTGGATCCCAAGCATTCTCAAAGTTGTCTAGTATTCCCATAGGTAATATTATACCTTATTCCTATCCCCTGGAAAATCTGAAAAATTATAAAAAACCACTTTTACCAAAATCTGAATATTTTTCTGAGATGTACGATACACATAATAAAAAATAAAATAGCAAAAAAATAGTGAGCACGTATGCAACGCACCCACTAGATCTTTTAGGATTTATTTTGTACCTTGTAGGTAACCATTTATTCCTAGTAAATCGCAGGTAACTTTTACACGCTGATTTTCATGAAGTGTTGATTTGAACAATTCGATAAAATCAAAAACCTCTTGCTTAGACATGAGATTTATTTTGCGGGTGTTACCCTGCATAGTTGTTAGAGTAAGGTCTATCATTAGTTTTCACACTCACATTCTGAGGCAGATAGGTCAAAGTCGCAATATTGGCAACCTTGAAATTCAAAGTGTTCATCGCAATAAATTGCGGTTTGCATTTCTTCGCAACACAAGAATTGTTTTGTGCCACGCAAGAAAACGTTAGTTAAAGGAATATGTGAAAGAATAAGTGTAGGTGTACTCATTAGTTAGACACCTTCCACTTAGACCATGGAGAGAATGGGTTATCTAAATCAGCCCACCTTTCGATGTTTTGTTCACACACTTCGCAGAATGTGAATTGTTCCTCGAAACACATGTTAGATGTGTAAGAGATAGCGGACAGATGAGGTGTATGCACTTCGCATACTATTGTATTTAGTGAAGTCATTTTGGACTTCCTTTCTTTTAGGGGCTTACTTCTTTTTCAACCTTCTATATATAGAAGTATAACAGAGGGGTACGACATTTACTGACCAGTAATGCCACAAATCGGACATTTTGAAATGTGATGTAGGTCATGTGGATAACTCACGCTCAATTCTGGGTGTGATGTGCGTCATGTGGATAACTTTTCGCCCCGGCGCACTCGGGCGTGTCTAATCTTATGTGGTATAAATCACATACGACACGCCGTGTTTGGACTTGACTTTTTGATATTTTTATGCTATACTTCTCGTATAGAAAAAATAAAATAGCGTAATAAATCAGGTCAATGAGCCTAGCAAGTAAACCTAAAGTTTAGGGTGAGCCTAGCAAATAAGTGACCTATATCACAAGTCCCACGCTCCATATAGTGAGACTACCAACCAGTATACTGGACAGTACAAGATTTTTCTGTTACACTTACATAGTAAGAAAATAGATATTAGAAAAAAAGAAAGGGGTCAAATATGACTCACTCAATAAATAACTACTACTCAGAAATTCGTAGCGATATCGCTAAAGAATTTGGATTAGAAAGTGCAGGATATGCACCTAGTAATAATCCTCTCCCTATCCGTATCGCTCAGCGTATTGCTAACAAATATCCTAGCGATTACTCACAAGGTAGATTTTACTCTACCCCTAATCCTAAAGCGGTAGAAATCGCTAAGCGATATGTCGCTATCACTTCACTACTAAAGAAAGTTGGTACTAACTAATGGTACAAGTAAAACTAACCTCGTTCAATGGTAATGTAAAGCGTATGGAGTTTCCTACCGCATACCTTGCTAAAAATTACATAACTGCGCTACCTAGTGCGCTACCTAAATCAATCACCTTGCAAGTGTCTTGCGACGCTCTAGGTATCTCAGGACATATCAAAGGAGTCAAATAATGAGTACACTATATCCACTCGATTCCGTTTGCGGAAAAACAACTGCATATGTAGACGCATATGATATAAATCTAAATCCTCACGGCTCTATCTGTTGTGATAATTGCGAAAGCATAATGATTTGCCGTAAGGCATGGGACTTTCTTTATAAAGAGGTAAAGTAATGATAAGCATAAAACTTCAAGATGTACTTGCTACATGCCGTCAAATTCGTGGTAATGACCATGACTCAGGCACTCACTACTTGCTTGGATATTTATGGGCAAGCATGTCAGATAAAGAAAAGCAAAGAATTGCTACACTATTCACAAATGATTTATTGGAGCAGGAGAAAAATAAATGAGTAATTTTTATCAAACCTTTTTTGTAAGTGGCAATGCACTGCTCTGGTTTTCTTTTGTAACTTTCTTTTCAGGAATTTATTTATTCTTAAAAGAATGATCAAAAGTTAGCCCGGCCCATTTGTCAAATTAAAATGCGGCGTGTCGCAAAAAATCTTTTAAGATGACCATTATTTGACCAGTCCTACTTAAAAATGTGAGATTACTCACAAATCAAAATGTCCGTTTTATACCGATACTCATGAGTAAAATGTCAGACCCCCCTGTTACACTTGTATGTATACAAGGTTGAAAAAGAATTAGACCTTATTAACGAAAGGTGGCAAATATGTCCACACTATATCCTCTCCGCTCTGTATGCGGAAACACAACTTCATATGTAGATGCATATGACATAAACCTAAACCCTAATGGGTCTATCTGTTGCGATAATTGCAACTCAATCTTAATCTGCCGTAAGGCGTGGGATTTTCTCTACAAGAAAGGAGTCAAATAATGACTAAATATAATGTAACTGTTTCATATGTGTGTGAAGCAGATTCCGATATTGCTGCAATCTTTGCACTAAATCGTTCACTCTATCCACTTAACGAGGTTGAACTAGAAAAGTTTAACGCTGTTAAAGTTGAGGAGGTTTCAGAATGATAACTGTTAACTGTCGCTCATGTGATGAGCCTATCGAGTCAATGTGGCTTGATGTAAATGATATTGCAACATGTGTAGATTGTGGAGGAGAATAACATGGAAGATTTCTATAATGATTTGCTCAATGAGCAAGGTTCTTTCTTTATTGGTGATTTAGAATTTCTACCCTCAGATATTCTAAAAAATTGTGACCCAATTGCATACCGCTGCGGTCTTGCAGATTTTGAAAGTTACATGATGGAAAATGTAGAAATGGAGAATGCATAATGGAAAAAGATATTTTTGGATTTGAAAAAGCAATTCAATTAGAACATTTGACAAATGAACAAATTGAAACTTTAGAAAAGATTTTCAAAGACTACAAATAAATAGAACAAAAGTTGCAGAAATAAAAACTCTGCAATTTTTGGCCCGGCGCACTCGGGCGTGTCGTGATCAGTTTACGTGTGATGTAATTCACTCCCAGTTTACGGCGTGTCGATTTGACTTTTTGGGATTTGTGTGTTAGTATAGTTATATAAACAATTGAATAATGCCCTAAACAATGTGACCAACCTCACATTCAGAATGTCGGATATGTCCGAATTTGGATTTGAGAATATCAGTCCAAAATGCTATAATGGTAATATAAAGAAAAAGAAAGTGAGACAAACTTATGTCTGCAAATGTATACTCAGTCCAGTCCCTACTAGTGGGAAAAGAATATATCTCTAAAACCTTGCGTGGAAAAATCATAAGTGCAAGACCGCACCCTAAGCCAATTTGGTATGACGGTTGTGATACCTATCTTGTAGAGGTTGCACCTAATAGCGGTTGGGGCGCTTGGCGTAACACTTACCGCACCGTTGCAGTAAAGGTTGGTGAATAATGAGCGCAGTCGTTGATAAAACAGAATTCTATGAAATCATAGATGAGCAACACTTTTGTTGTGACTCAAGTCAATTCAAATACTATTGCATTGAACACTCAGAATTTATGGGTTGCTACTATTGTGGATTTGACTACGACAAGAATTGCGAGGAGCAACACTAATGGGAGAAATTGCGGGAATGTGGTTATGTGATAACTGCGAAACAATTGCCTATGTGTCGGTGGAATCAGATACAATATTAGTAACACAATGCGAATGCGTAATGTTATCTAGAACAACAAACAATAACTAACAAAGGACAGATAAAATGGTAAAAATCGAACACTCTCTCAAATTCATAACTGAAATTGATGAAACTCACCCAGTAGGAATTCGCTTGCTCTCACTACCTGATGAAATGCAAATCGTAATGCTAGAGTCAATGCTAAAAGAATTAGTTGCACCAAAACTTCAGCCAGTGCTTGACTTTCTTAATGAAGGCAATTCATATGCAACACTAAAGGTGGCAGAATAATGAAAGAATGCAAAGTAAATAACTGCACAAGCACAAGCATTGTATATTCGGGCACAGATGCATTTATGCTAGGTGGTATCCCTACTGAAACATATTGCTACTCTTGCGCTAATGCGTATAACCAAATCTCTGCAGATGTAGAAAGTATGGTAAAACTATAATGATGACTCGCAAAGACTATGTAGCCGTTGCAGAAATTTTGAATTCATTTCAAGATTTAATTGCAGACCAATTTACATTTGAAGATTTGGTAAATGATTTTGCAGATTTTTTTGCAAGCGATAATCCAAATTTTAAAATGGAAAAATTCACACACGCATGCGGTCTAACTAAATAAAATAAAAAAATCCTGAGCAAGATTTAAAACTGCTCAAAGTTAGCCCGGCGTGTCGTCCACAGGTTATCTACAGGCTATTAAGTGTGATTATAAACACATCGCCAGATCCCCGAAATACCTATTATGGGTTTGTGTTTGTCGGTGGCAGATGATAGGATATTTATATCAACTCAAGAAAGAAGGTAAGTCTATGAACCTAGACGAATTCAAGGCTCACGTAAAGACCCAACGTGAAGCAAGCAAGGCAGAAGCCTTGTCGGTACTATCTGCTAAGATTATTGTAAAGAAAGAAGGTAACTAATGGATACTTGTATTGGTTGTAATGAGAACGCAGTTAGCGTCACCGAACTATATTGCTACCCTTGCTATCTTGACCGAGAGGCAGAAGCGATGATAGAATATGCTAATACCCACCAACTATTTTTGACGAAAGAGGCTAAGTAATGGACTACTATGACGACTACTATGAAACTGATACGCCTACTGCCGTAGGTTGCTACTGCAAAATAAATTATCTATGCTCAGAATGTAAAGGAAGTTACAACTAATGGAATATAACTACTCACTAACTATCTCATATGACGGCAACCTTGTGTCTACCCTGCGAAGTGCAGACATGATTGAGGTTGTAGACGCTTGGTATAAGTGTGTCGATTGTGGAGACGCTAAAGAATATGCAACCTATAATATCAGTGACCCTTGGGGCAAAATGGTAACTAAGACTTTTTATCGTGACGGAAGGGTAGTAACTAAATGAGCGACCTAACCTATTGCGAAGAATGCTATGAGAACTTAGACTATGATATGTTTGATTCACGATTTGAACGGCCAGTTTGCCATGAGTGCGTATATGCACTAGACTTAATACCAGACCTACTAGAAGGAGCATACTAATATGGGAAGCGTAACTGCACTAGGAATTCAAGATACAGTGTTGGATTTGGAAACTCAGATTCTTTATCACCTCAAGGGTAATCACTATCCTCCAGTCCCCGCAGAAATGGTAGCGCCATGCATCGAGGCTATTGACGCATACTATGATGAGGACTATGACCGCATGATTGATATGCCAAAGGTTGGTGACTTTCAGATTCTCTATAAGGGAGATAAGCAAGCGCCTGCATGGGCTATTGTAGAGCAACACCACCTATCGTTCTGGCTACCTGACGGGGAGGATTAGAATGATTGATACAACTATTCCACACTCAAAATATTGCGATTGTAAAAAATGCATTGCTATGGAAGAAGAAATTTATGGGGAGACTAAATGACTGCTACAATGGAAACTATGAAATTCGTATACGCAGACCTACTAACGCCATCGCAACTAATGGAAGGCGACTTGATCAATATTGATAATGATATTGTAGAAGTGTTATCCGTTGTAGATGATGCAACAGGTGATAACTATGTAATCACTCATCGCAACGACTACGGCGAAGAAGAAGAAACTAATTGCACATTTGAAGACATGTTTAAACTTTATGTTTTTATAGACGAAGACGAATAGGTGGGGGCCCGGCGTTGTCGGGCGTGTCGCATGTGATACTACTCACATTAAGGCGATTTGATATTTTCTCACAAAACTGCTAAGATTATTATATGAAAAAAACACCAGAGGAATTACGCAGACTAATGGAACTTCGCCGTTCTAATGCTGCCTCTGCCGTGCCTTCTAAAAAAGTTTACTCTCGCAAGGGTAAGAAAAGTCAGTCCCTAATGCTAGAATTGAAAAAAGAAAGTGAGTAATTCGATGACCCAACTAAAACGCTCTAAAGATAGAAAGGTGGCTAACCTTGTTACACCTAATGGAAAGCAAGCAAGCATTGCGAATACCTTCGGACTACCCGCAGGAAAAAACTATTCATGTCCTGGCGCAACGACTGTCTGTGAGACTGTTTGCTATGCAGGCAAATTGGAAAAAATATTCCCAACCGTAAAAGTTAACCTACTTCATAATTGGAACCTACTTAAAGACGCAGACTATGAAACCATGGTCGCACTACTTAAAGAGATGATGATTGATTTTGTTAAAGATTGTGGAAAGAAAAATGCACCACAATTATTCCGTATCCACTGGGACGGGGATTTCTTTAATGATACATATGCGTATGCATGGAAGCAAATTATCATGGACTTTCGCCATGTACAATTCTGGGTATATACACGTGTTGAAAGTGCAGCGCTTATGCTAAAGGACCAGCCTAATCTCTCACTATATTATTCTACTGATAGTGAGAATAAGGCAATTGGTATTGGACTAAAAACTGAGCATGGAATCAAATTGGCATATCTTGCTAAAAACTTTGCAGAAGGTCAAGCAGACATGAAGGCCCTAACAAATAAACCAGGTGCTAAGTGTCCTGAAAACCTAAAAGCCATTCCACTTATTAGCAATGCAGGGTCCGCATGTGTATCGTGTTCACTGTGTGTATTCAATAAAGCGGATATTGTATTCTCTGCAACTAAGAAATAATATTGCATGAATACTTGGATGTGGATCTTACTATGGTTACTGATTCTATTTATGTATCAGTGACTTAGTAGGCCCGGCGCAAAAAAGTTAATTTGTCAAGTTACGACACGCCTTTAAGATGTGGGGTTTATCACACCCAGAACGATCCACAGGATTTGATATTTATTATATTTTTTGCTAGAATTATACTATAAGCAAAACCACCACGATAGAAAGGCAACAAAAAATGACACTACAAGGATATACTTACCAAATCGGTGACCTATTCACAACTAGCAAAACAGGTGTTACTGGTCGCATTACAGACTTTAGCCCTATAAATGCTAAACTAACTAGAGTTTCATTACGCTTGGCAAACGGCGCACACCGCTTTGCTATGGTAAAGACCTCTAAGTAATCTCAAAATATGAGATTATTCCCCAATAGATTTGTATTTCTGAGATTTATCGGATATACTAGAAATATAACCAACAATAGAAAAGGAAAAAAAATGACAGTAGCACAAGCACTATACAAGGTCGGCGACACTTACACATCACAGAAGTCAAAGGTCACAGGAACAATTACAGAAATCAAGCCAAACGCTAACGGCACAGTTCGTGTGAAGTTAGATGTTGCAGGTGCAACACGCTGGACAACTTGGAAGGCGTAAGCCTTTCATAGTCGCCAATGTACAGCGACTCTAAATAAGTGGCAGGAACGAACCTGAGCAAGTTCCAAAAAGGCTCATCACAAAAAGTCAGACCCACCCCCTATAATAGAAATATAACCCACCAAAGAAAAGAGAAAAACAGATGGCAACAAAAGGTAAAGCAATATCAGTAAAAATTGCAACAGTAAAGGTAATCAAAGCACTAGAAACTGCATTAGCAAAGTTAGAGTCAGATTACATATCACAGGAAGCCAACGAAGCAAAGTTCCAAAAGTTACAAGAAAAGTATAAGAAGGAACTTATTGCCTACGCAACCGCTAATATCAAGAAGGCAGAGAACTTCCGTACTTCTTATCGCTCATGGAATAATCAACTAAACATTGACTTTGACCTAACAGTATCAGAGTCAGAATTGCCTAAATCACCTGAGCGTGACTTTGAGCAAATTGCTACACACGAATATCGCAATCAGAAAGAGGAATTGTCAAACGCAATTCGTATTCTAAAGATGACAGATGAGGAAGTTGTAAATACTTCTACATACAATGCGGTGGCTCGCTACCTATAATTCCCAATAACGGGGATAACAATTCCTGAGCATGAAGTAAAACTGCTCACAATAATTCGCCAGGCTGATTAGGGCGATTATAGAAATACTATAGAGCACAGTTCACACCAACTGCAAGAGGTGTAAATTCCTGAGCATGAATCAAAAAGGCTCATTTTGCGCCCCGGCACATGTGATCAAGATCACGTCTCAATATTTAAGATAAGGCCTTTACGTATTGCATTTGTCAGTGGCCAATGCTAGAATTATAATATAACCTAACAGAAAGAGGCCCCCATGGACCAGACAGTAATAAATGCAACAACAGAATTCCTGCACACACAAATCGCAGCGCTGCAAGAAGTAATTGAAAAGAAGGATGAATACATCGTCCGACTACAGGCTGATAGTTCTCAGCAATCACAAGTAATACAGACAATGAATTCTGAGCGCTATAACCTAACTAATACAATCAAAGAATATGTAATTGAATCACTGGGCAATGGAGATATTAGTGCAACCGTAGCAGAGTCTTTATCTGAGATTTGCGACTTTGAACTAACTAAGACAGTTACAATTACTGCAACAGTTGAGTTTGAAGTTGAAATCGAAGTTCCATTTGATGTGGATGCAGATGAAGTTGCTAACACTCTTGAGTTTAGTGTTGACTCATTCGATTACTCAATTGATGATTTTAATGTTGACACTCGCTCAATTCAAGCAGAGGATAATATTTCATAGGGGGCTATGAAATAAGGACCTGCCACATGTCCTAAAACTGGGTAAGGGACCTGAGCATTGTCCATGTAAACGGCTCAATAAACCCGGCCCGCAAAACTTGATCTTGTCAAGCGACACGCCGTGTGAATTACGACACATTATAAAAATGTCCGAATTGCCCCATATCTAACTAGCCTGATTTGCTTTTGTCGGTGGCTAGGTGTATGATTAGATTAACAACAACAGAAAAGGAAAAACTCATGGCACATGACCTAGAAACACAAAACGGAAAAACATCTTTTGCATCTTTCCGTGAACCTGCATGGCATGGATTGGGTACCGTATTCACAGAGGAAAAAACAACATCAGAAATGCTATCACTAGCAAATCTTGACGGTTGGAATGTTCGTCTTGAGGATTTGGAAACCCCATCACATCTCACAAGCGACAAGGCATACCAATATGTCTTGCGTACCAATCCTACCGACAACACTCAAACCGATATTCTTGGTGTAGTTGGTGAGCGTTACCATGTTTTACAGAATGAGGATTTATTTTCATTCGGTGATAACATTCTTGACGGCGGTGGTCGTTGGGAAACTGCTGGCTCAATCAAGGGTGGGCGTGTTGTATTCGGTGCGCTTGCACTAGAGCGTGAAACAATCCTAGACCCTAACGGCGTAAGTGATAAGGTAAAAACTTATTTGCTTATCAACACATCACATGACGGCTCAATCGCTATTCAGGCAAGCATTACACCCGTTCGTGTAGTGTGCGCTAATACTCTCAACCTTGCTCTCGGTGGCGTAGGTCGTAAGAAAAACAAGGGTATCAAGCAATCATTCAAGATTCGCCACACACAAACTGCAAATGGTAAAGTGCAGATTGCTCGTGAGACTCTTGGTCTTGCTAATGCTTACATGGACGAATTTGATATCATGGCTAAGGCAATGATTGAGAAGGAAGTAAATGCGACTGATTTCAACAAAATCATTCTTGCTGCATATCCTAAGCCAGAAAAAGATTCTAAGGGTGCGGTAAAGAAGTGGGAAAATAAAGTTGATGTAATCAACGATATTTACACAGGTGAATTCAATGGCATGATTGCTGGCAATGCGTGGGGTGCTTTCAATGCACTTACTGAACGCCTTGACTGGTATCGCTCTGCTCGTGGTGGTTCTAACGAATCTATCCTTGCAAGTGCAAGTGGATTTGACCCTGCAATCAACGCAGAAAAAAATCGCTTACTAAAAATTGTGCAAGGCGTAATGTCTCTCGCATAATAAAAAATCCTGAGCATGATGTAAAACTGCTCACCATTTGGTTCCGTAGTTTAGTTGGTTAGAACGCTACCCTGTCACGGTAGAGGTCGTGGGTTCAAGTCCCATCGGAGCCGCCAAATTTATTTCACGATCTTGCGGGCCGGTCTCTATAACATTTTGTTACAAACCTTATTACGGTAGTATGATATTTTTCCCAAATCCTCATTACGGTAGTTGCAATTTTTTCCCAGTTCGGGTACAATTAATATATACCTACTACCAAAGGATACACCATGAGAGAACGAACACCAGGATATATGGGAAATGTACTAGACGGCAAGAAACTAGCCAAGATTGCCAACGATATCTATCGTGTGCAGTACAGTAATGAATTTAGTGAATGCACAGTAGATGACCTACTACTAATTGAACTTGAAGAGAAGAACGTATTTGGCGATCCCAAGTATGCTGTTGTATGTACAGAGGGTGTTGGCTGGGAGCAAGATACTTATGGTTGTCTTGAAATCCCCACAAATATTGGACAAATGGGACTATGGAACGGAAGAGTATTTATATCAGTAGATACCGTCAAGTCTTGCCAAACCGTATTTAAGAAAGATATCTCTGAATACATTCGTGTCTTTGGTGACAGACTAGATAGTAACTGTTCCCTATGGCAGTCCAAAATGTCAGTGGCACCTAGTACAATATTAGCATGACTACAAAATACAGCCCATACACAATATCAGAACTCGTAAATGAGATTTATGAGGACAACCTATCGCACTTTGAATTTGAGGAGAACATGGGTGGAGAACCATGTGACTGCCACCTACATATTACCATGAACACTATTGTCAAGTATTGGGGAGAATAATGCTAGGATATACTAAGACAGATTTAGATGAGATGACTAATGCCATTGATTCTGCTATAACTACCGTCAATCCTGACGATGACCCTTGGCTACATTCAAGACTGTATATGGCTAGTGAATTCTTACAGGGACTATGGGCAGAAGGGTACTTTGACTAATGTGGACTAAGTATAGTCTTCTGTGTACTCATTGCGATACCCTTTTTGAGGTCACTACTAGGGATTTTAAGAAGGCTCCTAGATGTGTTTGTGACTACCCAGATGAATTGATCCTTTTAGGCTGGGAAGATGCAACGGTCAAGACCAGTCAGCCTGATGTGAGCAAGGTCACACCCCGTCCAGTTGTAAAAATAGACTCAAACCCCTATAATTAATATAAAGGAGAAAACAAATGCCAACATATGACCTAAAGGTAATTGTAGAATATAACTACGAAGTAGAAGCAGATAACGCAGAAGAAGCAGAAAAACTTGGCTGGGAGTACGAAGACTACGGATTCCCTGAAGTTTATTCTATTGATGTAGATGAACAGTACGAGGAAGATGAAGTTGAACTAGATGAGGAAGTAATCTAATGACAACTAATGTAGTCTATGTTCCTTACTGTGGTGATTGCGATAAGCAGTTGATTGATATGCCGTCTTTTATTGAAGCACATGATTGCGAGGATAACTAATGGACATGCCAACTTTCATTGAGTATATGAAGTTACATCTACTTAGCATTGAGCAAGACGCTGAGAAGTTACAAACCCTCATGGATGAATTTGAGGGGGACTTTGATTCAGATGAGTATCGTGAGTTAGAGATAAGTGATATGAATAATACTGGGGAGATGTATGCCACTAGTCATTTACTAGCAGTAGCAGAAGGTAGGGTCTAATGAGCGAGAAGTATCCCTTTATCCCTGACTATCTAACTAAAGCATTAGAGGACACATCTATCCCCCTGATTGACTTAATGCATGGTTATCTTAAGAATGAAATGCTAGACATGGAAGGTTTGCTTGACGGAGATAACGATGATCGGTTTTTACAGGGATACATGCAGGCCTTGACAAACTGCTACACCATGACCTATAATTTATCTATAGACAGAAAAAACATAGAGGAGACCAACTCATGACACCACAACAAATGCTAGAACAAATGATTGACGCTGCTTGGGCAGACTTTTCAGAGATTGCCAAAGAGGAAGAAGAAGACGACTACAGCGATGCCATGGTATCTATGGATAGGACCCGTGCAGAGGGATTTGCTGAGGGACTTGCAACTGCATACCATTTAGTGTATGATAAAGAGTACCTACCACAAGAAATCGCAGGTGACGAATAATGCCTAAATGTTTAGACTGTAATAATACCACTCGCTTCTGGTACGTAGAAGTAAGCCATAAACTTGGTATGTATACCGAGGACGGCACAATGGAGGATGTAGAGGATGACTACTACGATGAGGTCACAGATGGTGAGTGTGCAGAGTGCGAGTCTAAGAATATCGAGGGACCACTATAATGGATAACTTTATTGAGATGGACTTTGATGAGTGGGTAGATACATACAAGCCTATCCCTAATAATATAGATACAAATGCTTCATTTGATGGTTTGATGTTTGAGACCTATGGAGATGAGTACGAGTTTGTAAAGAAGGCTGACCCCAATCATATCTGGACCTATGGTGATGGAGATGACGGTGGGTCTTATGTATGGAATGGCTGGTCCTTTATTAATAGGATTGGTTATTTTATTACTGAAGTTCCTTGTCCCCCCGACACTACTATTCAAATTAAAGTCAGTTCATACTGGTTTTATTGTGAAGCCTGCAGTGCAGAGATAGAGGACGATGGCCAACTAATTAATGAGAAATACTACGATTTGGGTTTTTGCCCAGAATGTGCTACAGTAGAACAGAAGGCAGAGGCAGAGAGGGAATCAGATTAAGTTATTACAATTCTTGATGACTTGGTTTGCGATAACAATAACAATATGGTTTGTCACAGGACACCTATAACACCAAAGGAGAAATACATGCAAGCAACACTAACAGATTTAATTTTAGCAGGACATTTCGGAGTTGACTCAGGTCAGGCAATGGTAGGCGACCCTTGCTATCTAGATACTTGGCAGACGAATGTAGACGATGAGTGGGACCTAGAGGGTAAGGTAGGGCAGTATTCCTATCAGGGAGCAAGTGCTACAACTCTAGAGTCTAACTATGGCACCGTTGGAATGCATAGCGCCGTTGTATTCTCTACTGGCTATGGAGACGGTCTTTACCCTGTCTACGTACAACTCAATGAGGACGGACGAGTGTCCAAGGTAGTTATCGACTTCGAGGGGGAACTCAATGAATAAGGATGCTATTAACCTTAAGTTAAATGAAGCACAGCAATTGTTATGGGGAGGATCTGAAACAGAGAACATAGCAGCCCACAATATCATTGCCAAGTTAATTGTAGATTTAGAAGAGGACCGTGCCCATGTGGACACAGCCGACACTGTTTGATATACTTGAAGTAAACGACCTAGAGGAGACACAGTAATGGGAGCACGTATTAATTTTGTATTCAAGGATTCAGAGGACGGACCTAGTGTGGTCCTATACAGCCACTGGGGCCAGGATTCATGGGAGACTGATATCGCAGAGGCCCTAAGACATGCAGCGCCCCGCTGGCAGGATGCTGCCTACGGTACCCGTATGATTATTAGTTATTTAATCCAACATAACATTCTTGATGAGACAGGGTTTGGCCTATACGCTATCAATGGGACCAACTACGACCTAGGCGAGCAGACGGTAGTCATCGACTTTACTAACAAGACTATTACTGATAATGTGCCTGTTGAATGGGAAGCATTTATTAATGCATATGCACCAAAGGTTTTTGCCGAGCAAGACTAGGGGTAGGGTCATCCCTGTCTAGGGTGAGGGGGCAGTGCTGTGGTGGGCTTGCCCTCTCCCCAACTTTTTGGTATAATGAATTGAGAGGAGTACCATGTATCGTATTAGCCGTGCAGTAGAAAAAACCAAAGAAGAAAAAGTAGCAGAAAAGATTGGCGTACTACTTAGCGACTTTCACCTTGACCTAGAAAAGGTTGGAGTGTACATGGCTAGGTCTTTACCTTATCTCGTTTTTCGCAGGAGTCTAGAAGTACTAGAGTCAGCACAATTCCAACTTGACACAGTAGAACAAAAGAGAGTAGAATATAACCATGACCGACTTTTCTAACATATGCAATATCTTGGGACAACTTTATTCTGAATACAGAGAAGACCCAGGTTTCAATGAGTTCATAGAATTCAATGACTTAGGTTTGCCACTTGCTTACCTAGAAAAAGAAAATCTCTGTAATGTAACTGGTGACGGAGAAAAATATATTGCTGAAACTTGGCAACTGTTCTTGGCTTCTCTAAATCTTGATGACGAAGGTTTTGAAAGTCTTGATGAGGTTTTGGCTGCGGCTGGATAATCTCAACCCTGCGGGGCCGGATCATAGACAAATCGGACATATCGTACAAACCACCAAACCTTAAAAACTTATTACGATAGAGCCAAATTTTTCCCCATTCATGGACAAACCTTCAAACCTCATTTCCTAAAAAAACATTACGAACCCTAAAAAACTTTTCCCCATTCATAGCATATCAAACCTTATCTGTCAAACCAGGATATAAAGGTTTGGTATTGTATCTTATACTGTAGGGTTTGTCAATTACTCTTATTGATCCCCCGCCCCAGGCCAGAGTCACAGGCTTATCAGACATTACGATCCCACGGGATCTAGCGGGGGATTACGAATGATACCAAATTCACCTAGTATAATACACAATAAATAGACAAACCTTTTTTCCTGGTTTTTTAGAAATTATCAAACCTTTTATATATTTTTTCCTGGTTTTTCCTAGATTTATTGGACATTTTGCTACATTTTTTGTAGGGTTTTTTGGCTATAAAGGTTTGACAAAACCAAGGTTTGGAGGTATAATCCGCTATCGGGATATGATGGTTTGACATATGAAGGTTTGTATGGTAGGGTTTGGGGCCCCCAAGACATTACGATCCCATCTATAAAAGCGCTCCATACTCCATTTCACTCCACTTTCCTCCACTCAAAGAATATCTAAAAAATATCAGTAAGATTTATCTGTGGATAAACCTGTGGATAACTATGTTTGACAGACTATTTTTCTGGGTATATACTTGAAACATGGATATAAAAACGGAAGATAAAACAAATCTGATAGATCTAGAAAGACCTGATTATGGTCAATCTGAAAGACGCTATATAGACCCATTATGGTCTGAGGTAGTTCCTGGTCTATGGCAAGGTGGAACAGATGATCTTGATGTTAACACACAACTAAAGGTTCCAATGATTACAACTGAACAGTTCGACACAGTTATTACTATGTATGCTTACTCTAACCCTGTTGACTGGTTTGTAAAAGAGTTTCGCTATGGTGTTTGGGACTCAGACATTAATAAAATGAACACTGAAGAGTTATTTGACATTGTTCGCATTGCTCATTCTGACTGGAAGAAGGGCAAAAGAGTTCTTATTCGTTGTCAGGCTGGATGGAATAGATCAGGTCTTATCACAGCCTTAGTCCTTATTCGTGATGGTATGGATGCTCGTGAAGCCATTGATCTTATTCGTAATAATCGAAGCCAATGGGCATTATGTAATAAATCTTTTGAAGAGTTTCTCATTGCACAAGATCCAGAGGTTTGGCAAATATCATAACCTGTGGATAACTATCAAACACCTGTGGATAACTCTTATCAAACCAGTAGTATAATCATCTCATGGACTTACTTTCTCTATACATTTACTTCATATATGGACTAATTGGTTTATCTGGTTTGCTAATAATCTTGGCTATCTATGAGTGTTTTTCGCCAGGGAATAAATGGATCTTTTGGGTTTCTGGCCTATTAGGCATTGCTGGGCTATGGGGTTATATATTATGATGGATATGTTTATTTTCTGCGCTATCCCATATGTGCTGGCTATCGCCTTAGCATCTTATATCTTCTATAGGGGTTAGTTATACTAGGGATACTGGCTTTGCCTGTCCCGCCGAAGTTTGGTATACTGGATACATGGACTGCAATCACGCATATGAAGTTGACCTTGATGGTTTGGTCATTTGCTCTGCCTGTAAGCATGTCGTAGATGAAGTTATTGTTGATCCAAATAAAGATTTTTGGGAAACACAGATGAGTTTTGAGGAGTAGAAATGACGCTAGGATTAGTAGTATTTTTTTGTTCAGTAACATGGTTTGTAACTATGTTCTACTATACTGATAGATACAAAATGCTTTTGAGGCAATACTCGCTATTTGAGGTAAAGTGTTCTCACTGTGCCATTAAGTTTGTGGTCTCAGAAGATAACATGAGAAACCCTATGTATTGTACTAGGTGTAAATAGTATATTAATCTTAACTTCCCCGCATAATTGGGATAGAACCGTTATAGCCCGTGTCGGGCTTGTATTGGTTTGTTAGCCTCTATTTTGCGCCGAAATTAAAAACCATTTTTGCGCTTGCCCTAAAAATAAAAAACCCACAATATATCTTATTACGGACATGCTGTGGGTTTTTTAAGTTTTAGTTACGCAGGAAAGTCTATATC